CTATCTGGGCATAGTTGCCGGATGATCCTATCTTGGCACCGTAGCCGGATGATCCTATCTGGGCATAGTTGCCGGATGATCCTATCTGGGCATAGTTGCCGGATGATCCTATCTTGGCACCGTAGCCGGATGATCCTATCTTGGCATCGTCGCCGGATGATCCTATCTGGGCATAGTTGCCGGATGATCCTATCTGGGCATAGTTGCCGGATGATCCTATCTTGGCATCGTCGCCGGATGATCCTATCTGGGCATAGTTGCCGGATGAATTATCCTTTATGCTCGTTTTTATTTTTTCAGGTGATGTGATCTCTTTTAGCCATTCGACTCCAAGATTGATCATGTCAGCCAGTTTTAACTCTGCTTTTATTTTTATTTTCGAGGAGCAAATCTTTGTCCCTCTATCCTCCTTGGATATATTCCCGTCTTGCTCTACTTCGCAAAACCTAGATCCTATCATGGAATAATGATCAAAAACTTCAAATGGGCTTTCGCAGGCGTGAAAACCTCTTTTACACACCCTGATCTCTCCATCCATCTCATATTCCTTACCGATTTCATATTGAAAATCCCGACATTTTAAATTTTTATCAAATCCCTTGTAAGATTTTATAGCAGCCATTTTATTTATCGTTTATAAGTTTTACCAAATCATTCCTCGTCTCCATAGCTTTTAACAGCCAATATCTTGATTATTACATATAATATGACACTGGCACCACCGAGTAAAAAGACCGCCCTTTTCAAGGGGTCCTCGAACCAGTAGCTTAACGCCAGTATAGCCGCCACTACCAATATCGCCATGAACGCCATTCTTAAAGTGTTCATCAATTGTTTAACGACGGCCTTGGATATCTCCTTTATCCGTCCTGTAATGCCATGTCCCATATATTATTGTTGTTGTTAAAATCGGAAGAAAGGCCTCATATCCTCACGGACGGAGACCTGCGTTGCACTTTCGTGAAATAATTGATTGAATAGCATCCGCTAGGGATGAAGCGTGCTCCCTGCCGGGCTTGAACCGGCGACCCTAAATGCTCTGACCAACTGAGCTAAGGGAGCGTTTGCCGGGGAATCCCACCCCGGAACAGTTTAAGTAAAAACTAATATTCCCTAATTGCCTGCCTCACGGAGGTATATTAAGGTCTTGGGTGAAGTGTATAATAATTAGCAATGTGATTTAAGCGTGGTAGCCGGGGGAACTCGCACCCCCTGTAACCCTTAATAATAATATAATTAGATAACCGGATTCTCACCGGGCGCACGCCTTGATCGTGCGGCTAAACATACAATATTAAAACTGATCATGGTTCGCTACCTGCCCTAAGTAATTCTTAGGGTGGAATCCTTCTTTCTTTCATTGTGATCAAACTTGGTTATTAATAGGTCTATCGGTTTTATTCGTTTTCTTCCTCTATTGTATCATCCAATAACTTATCGATAGCCATGATAACCTTATCCGGCAACTTATTGGCGGTATCGTTAGACTTGAGATATTCTATAGTTCCGCCTATTCCGATAATCATCAGCATATCCCTTTTAGAGGGGATGAACACTAGCAAAAAAATAGGGATTGATATATAGGCGGCACATTTGATAGCCGTGTTCTTAAACTTGGAATCGTTTTTAAAATCATCTTCAATAAACCACGCGAGAATATATATGGAAGTTAATACTCCCAAGATAAATACTGCGATTATCGCCAACGTTTGTATGGCATCTAGCCTTGTGATCCAATAAATCTCATTCATGTTGTTATTATTTTAAATGTTCGCTCCCCCACAACCTCCAACGGTTTCGAACCCGAATGATAACGGGTGGGGGTATTTTTATTATAAGTAGATTCTTCCGGCTTATGCGTCACAGGTGCGATAAGACCATAAGCCGGAAGACTTGTTAATGTGGTCTCGTCTTTTTGGAAAAGAACCTTTCCTGAGCGAGCTTTACGTCCACTAGGATATATTTGCCATTTTGTTTTATGGCATCCCCGAAAATCCCCTTCTTCTTGTATCTCGCTATGGTGGATGTACTTACTTGGAGCAATTTCGCCAAGGAATCTAGTCCCCTAACGTATTTCCGGGATGGATCTTCTTCTTTTTGGGTGGCTAGCCTTGATATGATCAAGTCCGCTAGTTGTCCGGCTGTCACTTGGGTTGCCGGTAATTCCGCTATATTCTCCATATTGTTATTGTTATAATGTTATATTCCTCCCTCTACAGCCTCTAAAAGCCCTAGAGGATATCTCTATTCTAGCTATGGACCGGCACCTTTGCCTTGCCCTTCTCATTTCCAAATGAGAATCCACGCAAAGGATAAGTAGCAAGACGCACGCCACGGCTGAATGAACCATCTGTTGTATATTTACGTTAGCCTTTATATCGCACAGTCTCTCGCATAGCTTTATGGCCAATTCCCTTCCGTTCCTTACGCCAAGTATCTCGAAAGCCGTCCTTAGCTGGTTTATGATAGTATGCAACGACCTGTGTTTTTTCTCGGCTATCTCCTTTTTCTCGAATCCCACGGCGTAATACTGAGCCGTGTAATCACATTCCTCGGTTAACTCGGTGAATACCCTTTCCATGATCTGTCATGTTAAGCGTCTGACATAAACGATCCCTTCCTCCTTGTTTGATACGGAAGACCATTTTCTTCCCTCTCTATAATACTTAGCGTTTAACAGAGACACGTTATTTCTAACCGTCTCCAACACTTCTATAGGGAATGATAGTTTCTCAGATACTTTCATTTCTCTGATCTTTCTTTTGCTTTCCACTTTTTTCTGCATGATTTACATTTCTTTTTTATTCATAATAGATCCCCTACAACCTCTAACGGTTTCGAGCCCGAATCGTAGACGGGTAGGGGACTGTATCTTGTGCGTTAGATAGACAGTTTTACACCGATACGGAAATATCCGTACTTCACTGACACGACGTAATATCTAACCTTTGTATATACATTATTAAATATGTAGACTCCAACATCGGAACCGATTAAACTACATCGGGAGCGGGGATCATCATCCCTTCCGGTATCTTCGACTATCATAACCTTACCACCATACCTATATCTCTTACGTATATCCTCTTATGGGGGCAAGGATTTTATTCAATAAGTCAAAGAACTCTTTTTTTAGTGGCCCTTCCGGGACTCAAACCCAGGACCTGCGGTTTAGGAAACCGTCGCTCTGTTCCGCTGAGCTAAAGGGCCTTATATTATTTTGGCATGTTTATGCCATTTCGTTATTTCAATCTTTATCGTACCTTTGTGCGTGATTGATGATGCAAAATTACAACAATTGAGTTATTATAAAAACAAATGTTGTATTTATTTGCGCAGTTATAAATAATTAACATTCATTTGTTTTATCACTATGGAAGATATTCGAGAACGATTTATTAAAGTAATAGAATTTTACTGTTCTGGTAATCAGAGTAAATTTGCTAGAACAATAGGTGTTTCACAGGGAAATATAAGTAATATATTTAGCCGTGGTACAACTCCTTCTTCTGAGTTAATATCGAAAACATCTATTGTTTTTCCAAAACTCAATCTTCGTTGGCTTCTTACAGGTGAGGGTGAGATAGAAATGTCAACTTTATCTTCTAACGAAAATTTAGAAAGTAACATTGAAATCACTAACCGCAATTTATCTGAGACCGTAAAAAGCCTTTCTCGTACCATAGAGAATTTAACCAATAAATAAAGATCGCTTTGATACGTTCGTGCTATTGATACTTAAACTAAGCCTGCGTACCTTTGTGCGTGATTGAATGATGATGCAAATATATGAACTTATTTCATATATAGATATGATAATATGAATTATTTTCATATAGTAACAGTTAAATTATGTTTTATGCCAGTAAATGAAGAATTTAAGAGGTTGATAGATAAAATAAAATATGAATTTTCTATCAATCAAGCTCAGATATCCGAAAGGTTGGGAGTCAAGAGTACATATTTATCTGATATGATAAATGGTCGTGTTCCCTATAACGAGTCTATGCAGAAAAAGATACATGAGGTATTTCATATTGGATATGAAGATTCTTCTAGTATACAAGAGGGTGTAAACAATATGAGAATAACATCTGAGATAATTAGTTCTATTCTTGATAGAGAAGGTCTGAAAGCAGCAACATTTGCGAAAAGTGTTGGGGTTGTACCTACTCAAATATATGACCTTCAAAAAGGAAAGATTAAGAAAATATCTGAAGAGATTGCTGATAAAATAATATCTGTATATCCTCATTATAATAAAGTTTGGCTTCTTACAGGTGAAGGCGATATGCTAACCTCTGACGTTCCACCCGCACGATCAGTGGATATCCCGGAAGAAATAGGCGACGGCTTTAATCCAAGGGAACTGCTAGATATCATACATGACCTAACGGCGCAAGGCAAGCAAAACGCGGAGGCGAACGAAAGGAACAGCCGGAATATCGAGAAACTCATAGGCCTGTTGGCCGAGTCGTTGAAGCAAGAGAGAGATGATAGGTCCGGGAACCGGCAAGGAGAGAAAGATTCTGCTTAATAACATGTGAGTGTTGCAAAACAAACTTTTTCGCTGTACTGTTTAATTATTACCTTAAAAAATCTAATTAATATGGTTGGTGATTATGACGATAGAGTAGAGCAGATAATTCGGCTGGCGGAAGATTTGTTTTTAGAGAAAAGAAAAGTGGTAATGACGGTAAGAGTGTATAACCGTGGTATAGCGAATCCAGAGATATCCAAGCGATGCCTTTATGTCAAACGTAGGAATGTTGATTCTAGCGAATTTTCAACATAGAGATATTAAATATGATAATAAGTCAAATAGACCAATAAAAAACGCCCGTGTCAGAAAAAATACGGGCGTTATACTTTTAGTATGCGAAAAATCGAACAATTGACTAGGCCTTAGCTATATTGGTTTATGGAGAGATATGTGTTGAAAACGTGTGTTTTATGCTCTTATTTTGAATTTATTGATATTTTTTTGAGATTTTATTATTTTGCTGTGTGCTAATCACGTATCTTTGTAACGTAATAAAATATCATTATTTAAGTATGAAAGCTGATTTAACAGTACATTCAATGTCTCGAAAATCGAATGTGAGAGCTTCTAAGCTTAGATCCAAGGCTGATAGGATGGGTTGGAAACCTATTTCATCTCGTTCTAAGAGATGCGTGATGTTTTCGATGGGAGAGGGGAATATTGTTGACAGAACGAAATATGTCGTAGGTAGAGAACGTCCTTGTCGTATTGTTCCATAAGTATTATGTTAGAGAGTATTCATCCTTACGAATTAAAATATATACAAAAGGAGAAACCGAAAAGTCGTGATGCTTTTGATTTTTGTCTTGTCTATTCTTTTTTTACAAAAACTGATCCAGAAAGAATTAAGTATATCGTTAGGGCTGAATTTCATGAGGATGTAATAGCTATAAAGTTTTATGCGGCCAAGAATAGTAAAAGTGAGAATAAGTATCATTTAATATTGGATAAAAATGGATATAGGGGTACATTATGTATTTTAATGACATGTGTCAACCTTATCCCAATGCTGCTTAAGGATTATCCTTCCTCCTCTTTTATTATAAAAGCTTCTAATACTATAGATATCAAAAGTAAAATGGAGGAGGATGATTCAGTCAACCAAAGATTTAGAATATATCGATGGCTTTTTTCAGAGACTATAGGAGATCAGACGTTTGAGCATATTGAATATAAAGATGTAAGCGTGTACCTATTAGTTAACAAGAGTAATAAGGACATAGATTCTAAAAAAAAGAATATCGAGAAATTGTTTCTTACTAGATATGTGGTTAGTGAAAAATCGGAGATACCATCATGAATATGTCTTTTAACCTATCAAATAATTATATTGCTACAAATTATATCTTATCGAACTTGCTCATCTCATCCTCCTTCAGCTTGTCCACTATATGAGTGTAAGGTTTCATGGCCTTGAGGTCGTTGTGCCCTGTCCATCTCATGATGACTTGAGGGGGGATGCCTAGCATAAGGGCGTTGACGACAAACGTCTTCCTTGCGACATGGGTAGTAAGCCGTTCCCACTTGTGGAATGTCTGCTGTATTCGCTTATTGCCCTCGTACCATACCTCGGTTATCTCGGAGTCCAGCTCCGCCATCTTGCCGAGATCCTTTAGATGCATGTTGTATTTCTGATTGGACAAGACCGGCAGCGCCTTTCCGTTCTTGAGCTCGATGTCTTCGTATTTATCAAGTATTGATTTGCTGTACTTGTTCAACTCGATCTGTATGTTATCGCTGTCCTTCTGTGTCACGATGTCAATCTTCCCGTTAATGATATCCGTCTTCCTTAAGTTATATACGTCGGAGTAACGGAGGCCGGTGAAGCAGCAGAAGCAGAAAACGTCACGGACGGTGGATAACGTCCCTTCCTTTATATACATATTATATATACGCATCAGTTCCTCCCATGTCAAGTATATGACCTTCTTCAGCTCGAAGTTCGCCCCTTTAAGCCTTGGGCTGAACCTTCGATAGTCCTTTCTCGTGTTGTATCCCTTGTCGTCGGCCCATAAAAGGAATTGCTTTATAAAGTGCAGGTACTTGTTCAACGTGGTATTCCTTATACCCTTGCATTCCCTTAAGAACTCTACGAAGTCTTGCAAGGTATCCTCCGACAGGTCATCGAACTTGATCTGTGGATTGAACTCCTCCAGAAGGTGCATGATCGAGTTATGTTTGTAGTGCGATGTCTTCGTCCATGCGTTCTGCCTCCCTACCATATCGATAAACTCCTTGTAGATATCGAACAGGGATATCGGCTTCCTCTCTTCCTCTTTTACCCGGCCTGTCGCAACCTTGAACTTTTCCTTGATATCGTTGGCGCTAGGCATCTCGCCCTCTCTCTCGTATTGGCGGAATATGTTTTGCAATGTGGCACGTATATCGTCAAGATCGGAATTTATCTCGGAAGAGCTTTCCCCGGCCTTGTTGAAGCATCCGTTTTTAACGATGCCCTTCTCCGGGACGAACTTGCTTGCGTCTATCCTATGCCCCGTGAAAAACGTTATCCTGTTCCGGTTGAACGTAACCATGCATCGGATAGGTACGTTCTTTACGATCAATAGCCCATCCTTCTTCCTTTTCTCTACGTCAAACGTTATGCTCCTCTTTATTTCCATGATAAAAACGTGTTGCGTGTAACTACGCGAATTTACACGCAAAAAACATGACATCATATGACATAACATGATATTTAGTGACTGTTTAAAAACACATGAAATCGTTGAACATGAGCGCATATGATATTGTTTGATACTGTATGACAGTATAAGTTATGGTCTCTCCATCTCCACAATAGCCTTGGTAATCTATTGATTGTCAAGGCTGTTTTTGTTACTACACGTAAAAATACACGTAAAAGGCGTTTTTTATAGGATTTTTGATGTCTTAATTCTCATCGAGACAAATATAACGTTTTTCCTTATCAACTCCCAATTATGCCTAATAACATATTTTATGGATACAGTGTAGCCGTCATGTATATTATTCATTATATTTGCGGGACAGGTGCGTAACTTAAAGTTACGAAAATATGTTTTCAAATATTTTTGAGCTCAAATCCATTCGTGAGCAAAAGTATAGACTCTCTGAGCGTGAATCGGAGATCGCTAAACCTGTGTTAACCGACTTGGGTATGATCGATACCCTATATGAGTGGTTCAAGGAGATAGCCCTCGGAGGAAAGCCAATCCCTAAAGGGAATGTACCGCAAAGGAAAAAATTCATATTCATAATATTATATCTCTATTCTCCTATGACCTTGGCTGGCGGTAAGATGAAGGCTGGATTAAGGGAAAAACTAGGAAACGTACTAGGGATTAAAGAAAAGACGGTCGTTTCCAACAATATCAATGGCATAGTTTTTTCTTATCAATTGTATAAGTACTTTAGGCAAGATATAGAGCGTATTTTCTCTGAGATATCGGTTCGGCTGGGTAAGACCAAATAAATTTTGTGGTTTTTTAGGGGTAATTCGTGACATTCTACCTGTTGTCACGAATCGCCCTTTCTTTATTTATGACCATAAATATCGATGACATAACTTTGGTCTTGATCTTTATTCAAGGCAAAGACATGAAATTGACAATCAAGCAAGAGAAGTTCTGTAATTATTACTTGGAATCAGGCAATGCTTCCGAGGCGTATAGGCGTGCTTATTCTTGCGAGAATATGAGACCCGAGACTATTAATATAAGGGCTTGCGAGCTTCTAGCCAACGGTAAGATAGCGGTAAGGGTAAAAGAGTTGCAAGCTGATTTACAAAGAAGATCGGATATAACCAAAGACGAGGCTATTGATATCCTTAAGAATATAGCACGGGCCAATGTCGTGGATATGTTGCAAATCAAGAAGGGAAAGAACTATGTGATCTTCTTGATAAAAGATTTGTCTAAACTGCCTTTGTCTTTCCAATTAGCTATCCAATCGGTCAAAAGTACGGATAAGGGCTTTGAGGTAAAGATGTATTCCAAGATAGACGCTTTGGATCGCCTTTCGAAGATGATGGGATGGGATGCGCCTGTCAAATCGGAGGTCAATATAGATGGCGAGGATAAATCCATAACTATTCAGGTTATTGACAAGAGGGAGGACGTTATCAATGGTGATACAGACGACTAGGATATATACGGAGGTACAGGGCGCTTTGGATGGCGGTTATAAGATCATATCTGCTCAAGGATCTTCAAGGAGCAGTAAAACTTATAACATATTGATATACCTTATAGCGTATATCCTTCATAACCCTAAACTGTCTCTATCTATCGTGAGGAAGACACTACCGGCGCTGAAGGGATCTGTCTTCCGGGATTTTAAGGAAATCATGATCGATAAGTTCCGTATATGGGATAATAGGTGCATGAACAAGTCGGAGATGGTTTACTCGTTCCCAAATGGATCATTCGTGGAGTTCTTTTCCACGGATGATGAGCAGAAGATAAGAGGAAGGAAACGTGATATACTTTATTGTAACGAGGGAAATGAGATATCTTATCTTGAGTGGCAGCAACTGGTGATGCGTACCACTCTTTTCTCTGTCATTGATTATAACCCGTCGTTCAGTGACGAGCACTGGATTTGCGATCTGAACAATGACCCTAGGACGTATCATTTTATATCCACTTATAAGGACAATCCTTTTTTAGAGCAAACAATCATCGATGAGATAGAGTCATTGAAGAATAAGAATAAGGTGCTTTGGGCGGTTTATGGGTTAGGGCAGCGGGCGATGGCCGAAGGGTTGGTGTTCCCTGATTTCGAGATCGTGGACGAGTTCCCTTCCTATGCCAAGCATGTGGCGTTAGGGCTTGACTTTGGATATAGCTATGACCCTACCGCTATAGTTAGATGCGGATTGGTTGATGATAGGTTATATCTTGACGAGAAATGTTACCGTACCCATATGTTAACCAAGGAGATTATTAAGGTATTGAAAGACCTTGGCTTGGTGGTTTACGCTGACAGCGCCGATCCAAGGCTTATACAAGAAATATCAAATGCGGGGATAATCATATACCCTGCGGACAAGTACAAGGGATCTGTTATGGGAGGTATTATCAAGATGATGGAGTATAAGATTTGTGTCACCAAGAGATCTTTAAACTTGATAAAAGAGCTTAGGAACTATGTATACGCCCAAAACAAGGACGGTAAATTTATCAATGAGCCTATTGACGGGTATAACCATCTTATCGATGGGGCACGTTATTGGACGATAGGCAAGCTTCTAGGAAAAGTATTAACAACAAGACTGTACTCGAAGGAGGAGTTAGGATTTTAACATGAATTACATAGACGCTATATTTCAGGTTTTCCAAAACAAGATATTGAACTCATTGGGAGTGGAGAGGGACTTTGTCAGCCTTATCAAGGATAGGGATATAAGCCGGGCCATGTCAATGATGCAATGCCGGGACAGGGATGTTTCCCAAGCGATCTTGGAGTATAACCCGGAATCCCATGAGGTTAATAAACGTCCTAATAAGCACAGGAAAAATCAAGAACCGTATATTACGGAGAAATTGCCAAGAAGAAGGCAAGCGTATATAAATGAGGTCGAGTTGTTTTTTCTCCTCGGGCAGCCTATCTTGTGGAAAGCTGTATCGGATGATACGGATAAGGCTTTCAGAGCATTCGGTGATTTTCTCCGTGATACTCGATTCAACACGACAATCCGGGAGGCCAAGCGTTTGGCTGGGGCGGAGACGGAGAGCGCTAAGGTTTATCATATATACAGGGAAAATGGTATGCCCCAAGTAAAGGTTAAGGTTATATCCAAATCAAAAGGATATACATTGCGGCCTTTATTTGATCAATGGGATAACATGATAGCTTTTGGTTATGGATATACGTTGCTTGAGGGCGATAAGTCCGTAGAGCATTTTGATATAGAGACCCCGGAATACATCTATAGATGCAAGAGAGCGGATATCGGATGGGATGTTACGCCATTGCTTAATCCTTCGGGTAAAATAAATGTTATCTACTATCGTCAAAACAAGGCATGGTATGGGGTGCAAAAGCGTATAGACAGAGAGGAAGCGGTTGATAGCAAGGCGGCGGATTCCAATAATTATTTCTCCGATCCAAAATTGAAATTAACCGCTGATGTCATTCAGAGCATAGTAGGGGGAGGATCTAATATGGTAGGAGAGGTTATCACCATGTCCGATAAGGACAAAAGCGCTGCCGAGTATCTCGTTCCGCCCGATTATTCCACGATGAAAGAGGCGGAGAAAAAAGACCTGTCATCAAGCATACTATTCGATACGTTCACCCCGGATTTCAGTTACGAGAACATGAAGGGGCTTGGGACATTATCCGGGGAGGCATTGAAAAGGGCCTTGGCTCTTGGATACATGAAAAGGGATAACTTGAAAGAGATATATGATATATTAATAGACCGTGAGAAGAATCTTATATTGGCTATCATGATGAACGTAACTCATATCGGCATGAGAGAGGAGTTAAGCAGGCTCGACCTGCAACATGAGTTCTCCGAGCCTTTCGCCGAGGATAAGGATAAGAGAATAGATATGATAGCGAAACTCTATGAGTCAGGATTGGTGTCCCTTCAAACAGCGGTAGATATGCTGTCCTTGACTGATAAGCCGGAGGAGGAGATTCGACGGATATTAGAGGAGAAGGGGGAAAAGACGCAAGCTCCGGATGATTCCACTCAAGAATAAGACCGGTTTAAGTCGTACCTTGATATCATTAAATTTAATGGGCGTGGTTATTTTATAGCCATGCCCTATTGTTTTTGTGACAATCGGTCTATTGTCATGTATATAGCCTGTTTTTATTTTATTACAAGCTTATGTATCAATACTTTTATGCGAAAAATAAAAGTGATAGCATGAAAGAGAAGATTTTCCAGCAGTTAAAACAGAAGTACTCAAATCTTGGGTTAACGGAGGATGTTTTGAGGTCCGTGGCAGAATCATTGGGGTCCACTGGCCTGATTACGGACGATAATCTTGAAACTGCGGTAGCAGGGCAAGAATCAATGTTGAAATCTTACCAGAGTTCCTTGGATAAGGTGCGAACCGAATGCGCAAATTACAAGAAGGAATTAGAGGAGTTGAGAGGCAAGGGGGGCGGCCAGCAACAGCAACCAGATAAAAACGAGGAGCCGGATTGGTTCAAGAAGTATCGTGAGGAGCAGGACGAGAAAATCCGGCTCTTGACCTCCGAGAATGATAAAGCTAAGAAGGAGAAAGCACGTGCTGAAAGACACAATCTGATCCTTGACAAGGCCAAGAGCCTTAAGATCTCAAAGGAACGGATAGAGGAGGGCTTCGCTATAACGGACGATATGGACGATAATGCGATTGATACTTATCTGTCCAAGGTGAGACAAAATGAGGTCGCAAAGGGATTAGAGGAAAAAGGTTCGGCGTTCTCTGTCTCTACGTCCAAGGAAAAGAGCAAGGAGCTCGCTAAGGATTGGGCCAAATCATTGCCGGACGCTAATTAAAGTAAAAGATTATGGGTATCGAATTTAACAAAACAAAGATTAAAGGATCGTTCCCCGTCTTTTGGCGCGGGGAATGCGCAGTCCTTCCCGGGGATTTCAAATTAACCACTGAGTTGGCGGAAGGGACAATCGTGCGAAAGGGCACTCCTATCAAGCTGGACTTTGATCGCATGGAGTGCAAGATCTGTAAGGCCGTTAAGGTATTAGCCGGAGGAACGACCACTAAGCCACGTATAGGGAAAGATAGCTTTGTCGCCAAGGGAGATTCTATTGGTGGGCAGAACGTGAGTTCCGTAGATTCAAGCAACTCTGATTATGACGTGGTTACATTGGCTGCCGCTGTAGAGTCTGCTACAGAAGGGGCGATTCTTGCCGTGGGAACGGATGAGCCTGACGCTGTGGTTGAGACAACGTTTGTCTATACGAAGAATATGTCTTTCCAGACGGTATCGGCGGGATATGAGGTCCTTATCCTTAAGGATGTGGCTTATCCAGTCCCTTCCTCATGGTTGACGGGATTCAGCATGAAGAATAATCCCACTATTAAGTATATTAGACAGTAAGGAGGTGAACGATGGATGTTTATAGTTCTATTTTTGGCGAACTGACGAAAGAGGTTCAGATTCGTATTGACGCTGCCACGGAGCTTCGCAAGCGCTTGTTTGACCAGAATATCTACGAGCGTTATCTTGATTGGGATGTCCCGACTATCGGCCTTAATTTTGAGGAGCTGATCGGGCAATATAACTTGAGCGTTGCGGCGGCTACCCTTGATTCCAAGGGAAAGGAACCGATCTTGGGTACGGAGGGGCTTGAGACCTTGAAGCAAAAGGTCCTTACCCACCAGATGAGTTACTCAATGCCGATCGAGGAGTATCGCAAGGTCTTGCAGATCCTAGACTCTAGGATGTTGACGGATGACCAGAAGACACAGCAGCTCATTAATCTGATGTGGAATAACGTGTCTACCGTTGTCAAATCCGTACAATCTAAGCTGGATATTATTTTCTTGGGTGCCTTGTCTAACAAGGGGGTATTTACATTTAATGCCAATAATAACCCTGAAGGAGGGGTACGTGGTATTATTGATTACAAGATGCCGCCCGAGAATATCGCTAGCGTTACTCTTGACTGGACGGATACCAATAAGGACAACGTCGATCCTTTCGAGGATATCCAAGGTGTCGTGGATGCGGCCCAAGACAAGGTGACGTTTGATAAGATATTGATGTCTCCGGCCAGATTGTCTTATTTGCTTAAGAGCAGGAAGATGAAACAGGTCATTTTTGGGACCGACAAATCCGGCACTCCTCTTTTGATGTCCGGTTTGAATGAGTTCCTACGCTCTAATGACCTTCCTGTCATAGAGACAGTGAGACGTATCACCCGTATCCAAGACAACGGCAAGCTATCCGAGTACAAGCCTTGGAACGACAAGAATATCGTCTTTGTCCCGGCAGGTAAATTAGGCGTCATCAAGAACGCTTACGCCGATAATGAGTTGAGACAGGAACCGGGCGTTACTTACTCTAATTATGGCCGGATTCGTATCTCTCAATGGGGCAAGGGCGAGACGGATAATTCCAATGGCGTGGAGTTTACCAAGGCTCAATCGCTGTCATTGCCTGTTATTACCGAGATTAACGGTATTTACTCGTTGACAGTGGAATCATGACGATAAGAGACTACATAGGGCAGAAGTTCTCGGCTTATGGATGTCTATCCGAGGCGGATATGCTGGATTTCAGTATCAAGTCGGGGTTATCTCCGGACGATGAGATGTCTGGGGAATCCATAGGCAAGGTAGAGACAGGGATGATAGGGATCATCCCGTCGCTGCTGTTGCGCCCGGATAGCGTCAATGAGAGCGGCTTCTCTGTCTCTTGGGACAAGGACGGCCTCCGGCGGTATTATTTGTTCCTGTGCGAACGGAATGGTGTCAGCCCGGATGTGTCTTCCGGTCTTGGCGTAGTCTCATCTTATACGGATTATTGATATGTATTACGCTCCTCACATATTAGAACGAAAGGTTGTCAAGGAACCCGATATTGACGATAATGGCAATCCTGTGGAAGGCACGGGATCGGAATGTTGGGAGCTAGTGTCAACATGTAGGTGCGATGACAACGGAGCCGGTAAGCAGATTGGAGTAGGCGGTGAAATGCGTGCCTATGATTATCATGTTGTCATTAAGGGAAAACATCTTATTCCTATAGGCACTATGGTCCGGGTTTTGGATCAAGATGGTAATATACGTGGTGAAGGCGAGGTTTTGAAGCCCCTTATGTGTAACTTCCTAAGCTATTCAGAGATATGGATATAAAGGTCAGGTTTGATTTGTCTGATTTGGAACAGGAGTTGAAATCCTTGGACGATAAGGTGATAAATAAACTTGTCCAAACGGGTGAGGCCGCTATCCAAAAGGCTGTCAAAAGCGGTCAATACGTGAATAGGACTGGAAACCTTAGAAGCTCGATAGGCTATGTGCTAGCCTATAACGGCAAGGTTATCAGGGAGGGAGGTTTCAAGAAAGTTGAGGGGTTCGGGCCTAACATGCAAAGAGCTAAGTTTACTACCAAGGAGGGTAAGAATGTCGATTTCTGGGCTAATGGGCCTAGCGGAGATGGAACGTTGGGTAGCGAGGAGGGACGTAAGCTTGCTACGGAACTGGCAACTTCTGCCAAGAATGGTTATACGATGGTAGTTGTAGCCGGTATGGGGTACGCTAGCTATGTCAATGCCAAGGGACTGGACGTTATGGATAGCGCTATGATAGAGATAAAAGAATTGCTTAAACCATGATGTCCACCGAGGATATAAAGGATTTGCTTTACCGTAAGCTCAAGGAGGTCTATTACGGCATACCTGTATATAAGGACAGGCATCCCCCCTATAAAAAGGGCAAGGTTCCGGAAAGGATTGTTGTCCACATGGGGACGATGTCCAATACGCCTTGGAGCATGGGATACGCTAACATCAATATCCTAGTGCCTTGCTTGGAGTCCATGGGCTACAAGACACCCAATAATACAAGGCTGAACGAGCTTCAAGAGATAGCGGAGAGAAATTTCTTGTCTTGCTATTTTGAGTACGGCGATAATAAGGGAAAATACTCGATAGAGGACTTGTCCACGGAGGAAGACCCGGATACGGACTCTTACTTCGTTAACGTGAGATTATTTATTAAGGTTGCTAATTTTAAAATGAGATAAGATATGGCTAACGAGAAGATTATGGCCGTGGGTATCAAGAAACTGTATTATGGTCCGGTTATCACGGACTCTACGTTTGATCCCACGAAATTAAAGACTCTGTTGTCCGGGGAAACCTTGACGGAGGTCATTAACGTGCATCAAGATACTTGGAGTTATGAGGAGGCTGAGGCTAGCGTGACCGAGTACAAGAACCAGTTGTCTAAGAATACATACAGGCAAACCCAAGAGCAGGGAACCGTTCAAGTCTCCTTCACTATTGGGCAATATGATTTCCAGACGAAAGCGGATTTGCAAGGAGGCACGGCTACCGCTACGGGTTGGCAGAGAGCTAGGGGATATCAAGAGATCTATAAATGCGTGATCGCTGAGACCGAGGATGATGTGTGGATCGTGTTCCCGAAAGCGGCTATCGTTGGCCGTGGGGCCGATACGGACGGCGCTATTGGCTTGGCGGTCGCCGCCACTCCGATGGAACCAGAGACAAAAGAGCTTAACCCGGAATACTGGTGGGCAGATAGTGTGGTAAATCCGTCTATTTAACTTGAGAATATAATCGGGAGGGCTAAATACCCTCCCTTATCTTATCAGCATGAATAAAGCCGCAGAGAAAGTAAGTGAGGCGATCAATGGGACGAGGTTCGCCACCGTGGTTGTCAAAGGGAGGGCCATGACGGTATATCCACCGACTATAAAGGTGTTATGTAGGGCTATTACGTGGTTCTCGATGGTATCGGTACCAAACGAAGCCACTTGGGTGGATGCTCTTTTCATGGTACCGAATAATATCCGTTATATCAGCCATGGAATATCATGCGTTATCGTTGGGGATGTGGAGGAATGGGAGAGAGAATCCTCTCGGCTATCGAACGAGTTTGATAATTGTACCTTGGAGGAATTGAAAACCATTTTCGAGGATATCATAAAGTTAATACATGTGGATGATTTTTTCGTTTCTGCCGCCTTAGCGAAGAGCGTAGCGAGAATGGCGGCGGAACAGAAGTGATAGGTAATGATACGTTGTTCGGGCAGATAGCCACTTTCATGGAGAATTTACATTTATCTTACCATGAGGTGCTGGAGGTTATCCCTTATCAAAACCTTTTGATGATGCAAAAGGACAAGCTCCGTATCTGTCATGGGAAAAAGATCGTGAAAATATCCGGAAAGGATATGTTGGCTAGACGGAACGGAGGTAGATAAAAGCCGTCCGGCCCTTATTGGCTAGACGGCTTTTTCCTCATTGCGCTAAAAGATGCGTGTTTAACGATCGAAGGTCGAATCTTCCCGGCTTTGACCTTCCGTTGTTGTACACCGAAACAGTCATGCTTGGCTTGGGGTTGGTCTCTCTAAATCCGCAAGCCCTCTCCAGCTCATCGATCAACCTCTCCATCTTGATGGATTGCCGGTTGAATCGCTCCATCGCTTTCTTATCCTCCCTTGATATCAAGGCTATGTCGCTGAGTATTTTATTTATATCTTTCATATGTTTTTTCATTTACAGGTGGTTAATTAGCCTTGCCTCTTTCAATAAGTGGCATTACCCCATGCTTCTTTAACTCCTCATACAAGAATAGGCGCCCTTTTTGTGTCCATTCGGTATTAAGGCTGACATCGGGGATACCGTTTGTATGAGTGTAGTTGTGAGTGGCGCTGTGGACATACCCTTTATTCAAGTATTTCCCGTACAAAATCCATTGGTTGCGTACCTTGTGCTGTATTCCAAGATCACGGAGCAAAGCGTTGAACCTTCTTGCGCTCATCCCGTAATCTTGCGCTATCTGGGTAACCAGTACCGTTTGCTTGCTTTGCAGGATAACACGGGTGTACTCGCTTTGCTTCTGTAGCTCTACATTCTCCGCTTTCAATTCTGTTATCTCCTCTTGCTTTTGCTCTATCCGCTTCTGCTGTTCCTCTATTCGCATCTGTTGCTGTGCGGCTAGCATTAGGGCCTCGCCGAAGGATTGAGGCACCGGGTATTGCTGTTGGATCGAACTATGACCTATAGTGAGAAGCTCTTCTATTCTCTCGTCTACCCATATCGAAAATTCCGTTGATAACTTCTGGGCTACCCGGAGGGCGACACGTTGATGCGCCCAAGTTCCGGGATTATTCCCTCCTCTTGTAATTATCAGTAAATCAGCCAAACTACAATTTTGTAGTTTGGAGAATTTTTCGCAATAATCGCTGATTTCCTGAGAGTTAATAATATGAGTGAGATTTTTGTCTGGAAAAGCTTTTGCAACCTCTGTAAGGTTTACATAAACAACGCCTTTTCGTACACGCATGGTAACATTCTTACCATTATAAGAAAAGATTTTCCCCATTTCGGAGGGGCTAACCGTACCTAACACAGCAATATTATTGCTGTTCGAGTAATTTTCATTCAAGTGTCGCATAATCAATGAAAATTAAATATTAATAAATAAAGAAAGCAGAGAATTTCTCCAAGTTGCGACACTTTCATATTGGCTTGTGGGCGAATATGTACGGAGAAACCTCTGCTTATATTTTAGGCAGTAGCTTATTTGCGGACATAAAAAATCCACAAACCATATGTTTATATAAAAGTGTCGCACCGCAAAAGTGCAAACAATTTCCGACATACGCAATATTTCTATTATATTTTTCATATTCATCTAGTTTTAAGTCATTGCATCTATTCACTAATTGTCGTGGCCTTGGCTGTACGTCCTTACGCCGTACCTATGAATTTGATATGTATATATGATTATTCCATAGCCGCAATCTTTCCATCAGACGGATTTCCTCCGAACAAATGGTTGATGTAAGCCAGTCCTTTTTGCGTAACAAGAATCTTCGTGACAACAAAACCCGGATGGCTGTTACGCTCGATGAATTTTTCCTTCATCTCGAAATACCCGGCATTGACAAACCGCTGCTTCGGCTCGTTCCGGTTAGAGAAGAACACGCCGACCTGTCTTAGCTTTTGGAATAGAGTATTGCGCCCAAATCCCAACTTTAGGATTTTTGCGGCCATCCCGATATCAACTTTGTCGTCGGTGGTGAAGGCTGTTTTAGCGAATGATACATAAGGTTCTTGTTCGGCAGTCTTTTTTTCGAGATGCTTATTTTTTAATTCCAAGCGTTGCTTTTCCTCACGCTCATTCTTTAGTTGTGTGGCAAGACTGATAACAAGGTCTGGGTTATTAATCATTTGCTCCAAAGTAGGCTGTGTGGCAGTCATGCCGTATCGCATTAATTCGTCAAGTTTCTCAGTACACCATAATTTTAAATCAATGTCTAACCATTGGCAAAAATCGACTACTATTAATCTGTGCATCCAAGTACCCCCTCCGTTATGTGATGAACCTGCCTTTGATATAACTAATTGATTTTCAGAAATACCATATTTTCTTGTAATTGCATTAATTAATTGATTTGTAGTAGGTAAAGACAAATAATCATTAGGACGCTTCCCGTATATTTTAGCGAGTTGTGTAGCGTTAACCATAACATCATCTTTGATGTCAAAAAGAACATCGTTCCCATTATAAGAGAAAGTCTTGCTCGTGTCGTGAGCTAACGTTACTTGTACGGTACTATTATTCCCGTTCAAATAGTTTTCATTTGTCTGTAGCATGAAATGAAATTATTTGTTATTAATAAAAAAAGAGAAGTCATATCCAATCTTGCTACAGACTATCATTCGCCAAAGGCTATGATACACGGATACAACTTCTCTATATATTTTTAATATAGATGCTTCTAGGGCATAAAAAATGCCTTGGGCGTAATAAATAATAATCTGTAGCACTGCAAAGCTACGTAAACTTTTTATATCACCAAACGAAAATCGTATTTTTTTCAAGGCGGCATCCGCAAAGTCGGCTTTACGACTATCTAGATATTGAGCGTATTCAAGAACTACGTGCTTAATACCGTAAGTACCACCACCTTTACCTCTCTTGGATTTTATAATGTGTGAAAATCCCACATTTAAAATCTTACTTACAGACTTTAAATATTCTTCTGCTTGAGGAAGTCTTTGCCATTGTCTAGGATCTTTATTTTGTGGGCTTCCTGCCAATATCCACAAGTCGTTCAGAGAAAACTTGTCCTCGTCTCTACCGATTTTTTCTAAAATATTAGCATCATATTTTGCTAATTCATTTTTATTTTTCATAACTTTGTCCCGTTAAAGGATTAATACTATCCTCATTGGTAGCTCGGTCAAGCACTACCTTTGAGGATTTTATTTTGACCGAAGTGGTAGCCGGGGACTTGAACCCCGGTGTATGCCGTCCTACCTGCTTATTACCAGTCTCGCTTGACAAGGTAAAAAGCGAAGGGCAAAGATTGAAGTTGCCTATTGTGACGGTCTGCAACTGGAATCAATGCCCTTAAATATCTTCTTTCGCTACCGTCACATGAGCGATCATTTTCATATCACAAAATTATATATGACAAAATCCGTGGCCTATTTTTTCAAGGCTCGAAAAACCACAATGGAGCTATTGTTGTAAAATCCCTCCGGCCGTATTACCGGAGGGGCATCTACTTCCGATCCTCTCCCCGTCGTTCGAGTTATCCCGCAAGCCTGCAAGTCATGTCGCTAATTACGCCCATGAATCTATCGTAGGTCTTTTTATTCCATTCCTTGTGATCCGGCATCCAGTCATTGAATATCTCCATGTAGACCACCTCGTGAAGTCTGTCCTGTACGGTGACGCATAAACCGCCCGTCTCCGGCATAACGCCTACATTTATATGTACCGGTTTCCTTCCGATCATACACTCCAACGCAATTCTTTGCACGTTCTTCAATACCTCTATCGTTTCCATATCCTTATATTATTAATGTATAGTTATCAATCACCCGAATAAACCCTGTTACCGTAAAGGCTAGCCATACCGACATGAGATAAGACAACATGCTTGCGATACTCGATGCGTCTAGCTTCTTCCTCTGCCAATCTCTTGGCTTTGGCCTCATTATTTTTTATCTCTATCTTGGCATTATCCCATGCTATAGAAAGGCACTTGCCAAAAGACCAAGAGAATTTTCGGTAAAGTCTGAATAATCTCCATGCGTCTTTCATGATCTCACTCTTGTTGTATTTCTGTGTTGCCATTGTACTGTTATTTTATTTTGATGATGCAAATATACAAGCTATATCTTGTCTAAACAATAAATAAAGCAAGATATATCTTTATTTTAACATTAATTACACAAGATATACCTTGTTTGTATGATTAATAAAAATACTTTTGTGCAAGAAATAACTTTACATCATGAGAATAAGAGAAGCTATAGAAGAACAAGGCATGACTACTAAACAAGTCGCAGAAAAATTAAATGTAACCTTGAGTGCTTTAAACCAAAGCATATCGGGTAATCCTTCAGTAAAAGTAATAACCAATATAGCTAATGCTATAGGAGTACCAGTATGGCATCTTTTCGCCTCCCCTTCTGAAGTACAAAAAGAGACCGATGGTGGGTATAAGTGCCCTAATTGCGGCCATCCTTTGAAGATAAAGGTGGAATGATGTTATCTTCAATGATCTCAAAATAAAAATCATGAAAGTTTGTTTTCTGCATACAATATACTACCTTTGCGATACAATATAATACATAAGTAATATGGAAGCAGTAATAAGAAAACAAACCTCGTTCCGTTTACGTGAGGACTTGTTGCAAGTCTTGCAGGAACAAGCCAAGAAAGCAAACAGGAGCCTGAATAATTTCGTGGAGAGTACCTTGATGGACGCTGTATACTCCGAGCCAAACGAGGAAACGATAGCGGCGATAAACGAGGCTCGTTCGGGCAAATTTGCCGGGACGATAGACGTAAGCAGTTTTGATGCCTTCATGAAATCATTGGATGAGATAGAATGAAAAAAGAAATGATTTCACGTTATCGATGGAAAATGGTAAGGCTGAGTAAATAATGCCATGATAAGGTGAAGGATCGCTGGAGGGCGGTCTTTTTTTATAATCTTTATTGATGTTTTTCTCATAAATACATTGTCGTGTTAAATATTGTTGCTAGATTTGTGCCATTATTAACTTAAATACATTTTACAATGAATAAAGTATTTTATTTATGGTCAATGCTATTGACTTTATTTGTTTTTACGGGCTGTGGAGATGATGAGGATATGGGTAATGATAAGCCGCAAGATCTACCTGTAAACATATCATTGAGTAAAACAGAAGTCGATATCAATGTAGAAGAGGATGTTAACATAGATGTATCAGGGGTAGATATTGATAATTGTACTGTTTCTTCTGATAATGAATTTATTGCGGAAGCGATGGTCTATGGAGGAAAAATTAATATAGAAGGGGAACACATTGGAGAAACGGCAATTACTGTGAAATTTGGAGATGCGGAAGCCAAATGTAAAGTATCTGTAACTTCAACAATTGATTACATTGGTTCAACTGTCACTGATTGGGACATATCCTATGATGAGTTAAAAGAAAAAATTGAACGACCTTATGATAGCTTTATGAATGACACACAAAGAGGATCTAAAAATTTTACATATACAAAATCAGGATATAAGATTACAAATAGGTATTATTTTGAAAACGGAGCATTGTGTGGAGTAGAAAAGGTAATCAATAGTTCAGGATCAGATGCGGATGCTTTTCTTAATATTAACAATAGTTTAAGAGGATATACCGATTATGAAACGAGTTATTCAGAAACAATAAATTCCTATCCAAAGGCGAGAATGCAAGGCTATATATATTCGTACCCTCAAAAATATTATGCAGTTTATGAGCAAACAAAATATGATATTTTATGGGAAACAGGTACACGCCCAGCAACAAAGAATATTATCTATTTTGCCAAAGATTTAGAAACAGCCAAAGAACATAAATTTACTTGGCTTAATTAAGTAATATTTTAGCCCCGTTCCAATGGTTCGGGGTTTTTTATTTCCCTTCTAAAATAAAATTACAACAATACCTATAATGTTTCAATTTTTTTTTGTTTACATTTCCTTGCGATCTTGATGAGGCATACTTTTGGGCAAAAAAAAGTTTATGTCTTCCATATCAATAGATATCACTGCCAATTACAAGCAAGTAGACGAGGCTATCAAGAAAATAGAGGAGCTAAAGAAGGTCTTGAAGGATGTCCATGTGGATGATCCCAGATCGAAAGTCATATTGTCCCAGATAGAGGATCAAAAGAAGGTGATCGACGAACTTACCGAGCAGATACGAAAGCTAAAGGAGGAGCAAGCCCAACAAGTCCAATCGGCTATCAATGATAGCAAGAGACAAGAGCAAGAGATAGCTAGGCTTGCGCAATCCTATAAGGCGTTATATGAGCAAATGAACGCCGAGGCCGGAAAGACCAAAAGAACGGTCGAGGTAATTCCTCCGTCTGCCGCCCAGACGCAAGCTACCGCCCAAGTGAACCAACAGAGATCGGCTTATGACAACCTTAACGAGGAGATTACCAAGGTAAACGGGACATTGGATCAGCATGTGGCGAAGCTTATCCGAGAACAAGGCTCATTGGCTAAGGTAAAAAACGAGCTGGCCAATCTAGCCAAGCAGGAGAAAGACAACGGATCGTTAAACGATAAGCAAAAACAAAGAAGGGAGGAACTTACCAGATCCTTATATGAGTACAAGCAGAATATATCCTCTCTCCAGCAATCCATACGTAATGACGTAAAGCTGAACAAGGCCGCTCAAGGATCTATTGATGAATTGTCTCTATCCTTGGGGAAGATGAGGGATCTTTATCGTTCCATGAGCGCAACGATGCAATCCTCTTCTTTCGGGAAGGCGTTGCTGTCTGAGATAAAAAAAGTGGATGCGGAGGTCAAGCGGCTTGACGCTTCTCTCGGCAATCATCAAAGAAATGTAGGTAATTACGCTAGTGCCTTGGATGACGCAAGCGTCTCCCTTAATGACATGATGCAAAACATGTCGGCGCTTCCCGGTCCTATAGGGCAATCCGCTTCTGCCATGCAAGGCTTGACTAAGGCATCCTTGCGATTTATTGCCACGCCAATAGGGGCGGTTCTGGCTGGGATATCGTTGGCTCTTATGGCCTTGACTTCTTGGTTTAAAAGAACAAGGGAAGGCGAGGAAGCGTTGAATGTCACGAGCGCTTATTTCAAGCAAACCTTGGATTCCATATTAGATGTGGTGGATGATGTTGGAGAATGGCTTTATAAGGCGTTCACGAAGCCTAAAGAGGCTATGAAGGATATTGTTAGCCTCTTGGAAGGACAGGTAATGAACCGTCTTAACGCAACGGCAAAGATTGGTGCGGCTATCTGGAAGATATTTGGAGGTGAGGTAGGAGAAGGTTTGAAGGATTTAGGGGATGCTATCGCACAAGGTTTTACCGGTATAGAGGACCCCTTGAAGAAAGCTTCCGGACTAATGGATGATATCATTGATAAATCAAAAAAACGAGCAGATTTAGCTAAACGTGAGAATGAATTAGAGAATAGACAGCGATCATGGTTGGTTAAGAGATCAGAAATAGAGGCAAGAATAAACGAGTTAAGGGAGAAATCTCAAAATGCGGCTTATTCGGATAAAGAACGTCTGGAAGCCTCAAAAGAAGCCTCTAAGTTAGTAGAAAAAATGTATGATGAGGAAGTAGATATGGCTCAAGAACGTTTTGAGATCATAAAAGAGACAAATTCCTTGTCGCATTCTAACGGAGAAGCATTGCAGGAACAAGCGGAAGCGGAAGCCGAGGTTAATAAACTAATGGCAGAAAGAGCCTCTAAAAATAGGGAACTTCTTAGTCAGCAGAGAGAGATTAATAATCGCATTAAAGCCCAAGGTATTAGCGCCAATAAGGAGAAGGTCGATACCGTAGAGAGGCTTAGGGCTATAGAGGAAGGTCGTAAGAAGATCCAAGAAAAGGAGTTGGAGGTAGAGATGCAGATCCAGCAAACCCGCATAAACGCTATGAAAGATGGATCGGATAAGCGTATCGCTCAATTAAGGCTTGATTATAAGAAGCGGACACAAGAGGTTACGAAATTGGGGGAGGAGTTCTTGAAGTCTCAACAGGAGATCGAGAGAAAGGCGTTCGAGGCGGCCAATCCTAAAGCCAAGGAGCAAGGGAAGGCCTTCTCTCCAACTACAACAAAGGTTTCCGAGTTGCCGAAGGAGCAGCTACAGTTATTGGCCGATATGCTAGCGTCCATAGCGATAGAGACTCAAGCAAAAGAGGCTGAGTTACTCAAGGGCACATTGGATAAGTATAAGGATTACGCCAAGCAAAGGGAGGATATCGAGAGGCAATACAATGAGGATGTCAAGTTTTTGCAGAGCCAGAGAAACGAGGAGAACGCCAAACAGATAGACTCGGCGTTAAAAGAGGCTGACAAGAAAAGGAAGGAGAGCCTTTCTAAGATCAACCTAGAGGAACTCAAGGAGAATATAGATTGGACTTCCGTGTTCGGCAACCTTGACAGGGTTGCTACCGAGGCTTTGTCCGGAATCAAGGATAAGCTCCAGCAATACCTCCAAGACGCTGCCGGAACCATAAGTAAGGAGGATTTCAAGACGGTATCGGACGCTATCGAGCAGATCAACGAGTCCATGACCGATCGAAAGCCTATCGATCAATTACGCCAAGGGTATGATGAGTATAAGGAGACAATAGAGGAAGTGGCCGTCGCTCAAAAGGAGTTGAATGATCTGGAGTCTAGCGGGGCGGCGTCCAAGGAGGCTCTGGAAGCGGCGAACAAGAAATTGACGGAGTCGTTGAACAAGCGTAGATCTTCCTTGGTCAAGATGACATCGGCCATAAACTCCATGGGAGAGAAAGGGCAGGATATCGTTACTGCCGGGGATAATATTGTCGATATGCTCACCGACTTGGGTGTTTCCGTCCCGGAATCCATATCCAAGGCTTTGGACGGAGTGAGTCAAGTCATGTCCAGTCTGGCTAGCATAGATCTCACTAAGCCGTTTAGTGTCATTACGTCCGCTACCGGTATAATCGGAGGTATCGGCAAGGCCATAGGAGGATTGTTCGGTGGTGGTAAGAATGTAGTGGCTCAAGAGACGATCGATAGCTATAATAACCTCATGGAGGTGATGGATGGCGTTATCTCCCGTCAACAGGCGTTACTTGACGGATTGAGTGGGGCTGATGCGGTGGAAGCTTACAACAAGGCTGTGACGCTTATTGAGAAGCAGATTGACATGACAAAAAAATTAGGATTGGCTCAACTCAATGCGGGATCAAGTGCGGGGTCTCACTCTTACGGATATAGGGCTGTCAGGGATTTGAGGGCTTATGACAAGGAGCTGAGGGCTATCGGTATCAATCTGGACTCATTGGGAGGTCGTGCGGAGGGGTTATTCGAGCTTGATCCAGAAGTGATAAGGCAACTTAGGGATGATGTTCCGGAAGCATGGCTAAAAATTGATGATGATGCTAGAGGATATCTTGAGACTTTGTTGGAACTGGATGACAAGATGAAGGAGTTAGAAGAGGACAGTAAGGAAGCTTTTACTGGCATATCTTTCGATTCCGCAAGATCAGAGCTTAGGAATCTCTTGTTGGATACAGACACCACGATGAAAGAAGTATCGGAGCATTTTGAGGATTATATGAGGCAAGCCATTGTCAATACTATAATTGATAAGACATTAAGTGAAAGAATCAAAAAATGGTATGAAAAATTCTCTGAAGCTATGGCTGATGGAGAGTTAAGTGATTTAGAAAAAAGGAATTTACAGGAAACCTATAAAAAGATATACGAGGATGCCGCCAAAGAGAGGGATGCTGCATTTGAGGCCGCAGGGCTTGAGAAGGAGACAAAGACAGAGGATCAAAAGGCCACCGCTAGAGGTTTCGAGACCATGACACAAGATCAGGCAGCGGAGTTGAATGGGCGTTTCACTGCATTACAGGAAAGTGGAAATGTAATCTCGGAGCAAAATTTGACACAGACATCCTTGTTATCGAATATTGTAGCTTCTATAGGAGGAGTATTATCCGCCAGTGACTCCGTAAGGGATATAGCGGGAGAGATACGGGATTTTCAAGTTCAATCGTTTTTGGAAATACAAGAGATAAATGACACGACAAAAAGCATAGATAAGACATTAAAGAAGATGTCACAAAACATAGAACAAGTGAAAATAAATACGGGAGGGATATAATGATAGGGCAATTATATATAAATGGAAGTGACGCATACATGATGTATGGTGTCATCATGGGGGATGGTTTCATTGAGAACATATCGATGGCCGCTCCATTAAAAGAGTTTGTTGAGAATGATAGCCGTCTTGAGCATGGCAAGAGAATGATAATATCCAATCCTAGGTTAGCTAGCCGCAACGTGACCCTTACTTTTACGATAAACGGAAAGACACCAGAGGAATACCTAGATCATTATAGGGCTTTTGTAACGGAATTGCATAAGGGTAACGTTGCTCTACGTGTGCCTGCATTAGGGGAGACCTATAAGTTGGTATACCAAAACTCAGCGTCATATGCCTTGGATGGATCTCGCACCGTCTCCAAACTGGCTTGCAAATTTGTCGAGCCTAACCCATATGACAGGACGTAGCAACAAAATTACAACAATCCCTTCATTGTTTTTTTTAGGTCCGCTTGATTTTTTGCCATCCCCCTCATATGCGTGAACTTTGAGTTCATGATCGAGATTAAGGACATATCTGGTAGAGTCAAGTTGTCGGTATCGATAGAAACGGGATCGGTACATCGGTTTGAGTTGATGAAAGAGGACTATGTGAACCTCGTGTTCTCCTTGTCCGACCCGGTACAACTGGAGATCGGAGACAATATCGATTATGGAGGTAGCGTTTTCTACGTAACTGCCAAGACATACCCGACATTCAACGCATCCACAGGCGGATACGACTATAGCGTGCGATTCGACTCGCATTATTACCGATGGAAGAATCATATCCTGTTTTACGATAGGCAAGGTAACAAGGAAGCGTCATGGAGCCTTACACGTGCTCCGGAGGCCCACCTAAGCATTGTCGTATCCAATTTGCGATCTCTGGGATTCAGGTATAACGGCAAGGAGTACCAAGCCGTTGTCGATAGCTCCGTTGACGCTGTAGCCAAGCTCGTGCAATACGACAGCACGAATATCGTGGATGCCCTTACCAAGATTGCCGAGGCGTGGGAGTGCGAGTGGTGGGTAGAGGGCGACAAGATATATATAGGGCGGATAGAGCGTGGCGATCCAGTAGATCTGGAAATAGGCCGGCAAGTAGCGTCCATGTCAAGAAGCCAAAGCCAAGACCTGTTCGCCACACGCCTGTACGCTTTCGGCTCAACGAGAAATATCCCCTCGGACTATCGCAAGGGGGAATCCGGTACGGTGGTGCAAGGGGTGGTGCAAAAACGGCTCATGCTTCCTAAGGGAACTCCCTACGTGGACGTGGTACAGGGATTGACCGAGGATCAAATAGTGGAGGCGGTCGTTATATTCGACGATATATACCCTCGTAAGATAGGTACGATAACCGAGGTGATACCGAAGGAGGTCACGGAGGAGGGCGAGGACGGGACATCGGAGACATTCACCGTCTACCGGTTCAGGGACTCGGGATTGTCCTTCTCCGAGGAATACGTGCTTCCCGGCAAAGAGCTTCGTGTCGTATTCCAGACGGGGCCGTTGTCAGGCATGGATTTCGCCTTGCGATTCAATCCGGAAGGACTGCCGGAGGATGATCCGGAGGCTCAGGTGTTCGAGATAGTCCGTAATGACTCCTATGGCCAGACATTGCCGGAAAGCCCTCTTATACCGGGGACGGGGAACAAATATATCCTATACAATTTTGACACGCAATACGTAAGTGACACCCTTATCCCGCAGGCGGAAGAGGAATTGCTGAGAAGGACGATAGAGTATAAGGCCAAGGTCGTGTCGGACCCTTCCACTTACACATGCGTCCTTAACTCATACTACGCTTCCGGCTACGATGAGAATAATGGTATATTGAACCCGGAAAAGGCGATTGATCTATCCGTAGGACAGCGTGTCAGGCTTATCAATAAGGCTTATTTTGAGAATGGGCGGGAATCTAGGGTATTGGGTTTCGAGAAAAAACTTGATATCCCATATGATTCGCCTTCCTATACGGTAGGAGAGAGCGCTGCTTACTCCCGGTTGGGGGAATTGGAGCGTAAGCTGGATAATATCCAATATAAGGATAACACGTACGTCAATCAAGGTAGCGGTTCTTTCGGGGTGTATATCATAAAGAAAGAGGATACTACCGCCGCCTCGGACGAGAATGTTTTCTCCGCTCTGCGGACATTATATGAGATAAACAAGGTAAAACAGGATAACGACAAACGTTACCTTCGTAAGGATATTCCCGATATCGCCCATGAGGATATTTTATTCGACAAAAAGATAGGCTCCTCCATCTTCCTCGACGGCATGGACGGCAAGGGCTGGGAGATCAAGGCCGATGGTCGTGCCATATTTGATGAGTCATGGTTCCGTGGGAATGTTTTATTCAAGAAACGAGTGGGTTCCCATACGTTTATATCCGGTTTCCCTAATGGCTTCGGTTGGGATATCGCTCCATATAAACGGGTTAACTCGGCTGGTGTAGAGGAACAGAAATTCCGTTTAGAGATAGACGATATAAATGTGAGAGGCAGTCTCCGGGTCTATGAGTTCATCGTCTCTCAGCTTCGTGGCGAAAACGACAACGTGACATTCTCAGGGATGATGAAGGTGGAGTATTACGACCATGCGACCGGAAGGATTTACTTGGACACGGGGAACGGCGTGCTCTACAATCCGTTCCGTTCGGGGGATATATTGATGGTCCAACATTTTGGGGGAATGCCGACAGGGGAGAATGATTACAATATCATCAAGCAATACGAGCTTCGGGTTGATCAAGTCGGCATCGGTAATTTATCGGACGGTGAAGATCGCTTGGACTGGATTACGTTTGTCAACTTTGCCGGTGATAAAGCCGACATTGCGCAAGGAGATGTATTAACCCGTATAGATAGCGTGGCTGATTCTACCAGAAAGGGTATTGTCAAGATTACTACGATCGACGAGATCGGCGCACCATATATGGATGTCGTGTATGGGATGAAGACAGACCCCGATAACGCGACCAAGGCACGTATCGGAAATCTTTCCGGGATAAGAACCAAAAACGGTATAGATTTGACCGGTGTTTGGGGGATTTACGGTAACGGGGCTTACTTTGAAAATTCGACCTACATCCTTGATACAGGTAATACGGTCGAGCAGGAATTTTCCATAATGAACGGGAAATTCGAGAGTTCAATCGAAGGCATCAGGAACGATATATCCTTAGAGCCGGGCAATATATTGAAAAATAGCTCATTCTCCCAAAATACGGACTATTGGGTGACAGAGAACTCAATAAGTTTTTGGGGACATGACGGATCGTTTATTTACGCCAATGATTCTTTCCTGTCAGAGAAGAGGGGAGTTTCAGATATTTATCAAGACGGCAACAGAAATGTCTTACGTATCAGTGACTCGTATATCCTCCAGCGGAATGACGTTATAAACATACCGTCACATGAGACCGAGGCGACCGAGTATGACTATTCCTTCTCATTACATTACCGGGTTGTTAAGGCGGGGATATTGACCGCAGGTTTCGAGGGATCAAGCCTTTATGTCTCCATGTCCTTGGAACCATCATCCTCGTATCGTAAGCTTTCGAAAGCGGGGAAATGGGACGAACGTGGCGATTTCCGTATATCTTTCGATGGGGAAATACTGATTTATGGTGTTTCCTTGTTTATCGATAACTTGGCGGATGCCATTATCAGGTTGGAGACAAGGATAGAGCAAACAGAAGAGTCTATCAAGCTGGCGGCAACGAAGGATTATGTGGATGAGGAAACAGGTAAGGTGTATACCAAGTATGATTCTCAATTGAATATTACCGCTGGGCAAATATCGGCCATATCAACGAGGGTGGATAATATAAGGAATGAGATAGACACGGCGGGATGGATCAACACTACGCAGGGAAATACGTTGTTCGCCGCCAAGAGCTTGGAGAACGGCGATAATATCATATCGTATATCAACCAGACGGCAACCACCACCACGATCAAGGCGGAGAGGATCAATCTTGTAGGGGCGGTGACATTCAATATGTTCAATACGGATGTCAAAAATACGATCAATAACGCTAGCAGTAATGCTAGTTCGGCTCTATCGAAAGCTAACGAAGCCTTGTCTGACGCTTCTAGCGCATGGAGTAAGGCTTCGTCTGCCGAATCGACTGCCAGTACAGCATATTCAAACGCTTCCAAGGCTATTCAAGACGCAGCTACGGCCATATCAAATGCCGCTAAAGCCGTAACTACAGCCGGATCAGCGCAAGAAGCTATTAACAATCTTCCTGCATGGAGTAAGGAGGCTAGCATAATAAAGGCCTTAACTTCTGCCACTGTTATAGTTAATGGATATATCAAGACATCCATGATCGACGTAGAGAATCTATACGCAACCAGTTTGGACGCAGTAAGGGGTACAATTGGAGGGTTTACGATTAACAATAATCAGCTTTATGGAACAACGAGTAATGAATATTACGGGAGTTATAAGATGTACATGGATTCAAGCAGATGTGAGATCGGGATATCTGATAGCAATGAGTCAACGTATAAACTAAGCGTAGGATATAATTATAAGACAACGAATGATGCGGGGACAGCGTCCTTGTTCATCAAAAAATCACTGGCGATAAGAACTATGGTCGAAGTCCCGAGAACCGCCATAAAAGTAGCGGTCACTAATGCGGACGATTCTAATATGGTAAAATTAGAATGTGAGTCTACCAGAAATGATAGCGGGTTCATGAATTTTTTGTATTGCGAGCATGGGATAAGAGAGATACAGCTTGGGACCAAGAAGTTCTCAAACGACTCGCCAGGAATATGGCGTACCGTTTTACGTATGGATCTTATGCCTTCGGTAACACAAGTAAACACTGAATCCACATCAGGGACTAGATATAATGTCAAATGGGATTCCGCTACGGGACTTTTATATATAGAATAATTATTAACAACTAAAATACAGTAAATCATGAAAGTAAATTTCAACAAACCCCTAAAGACCTTTAAGGGGGAAGACATGAAGGACGAGTTCGGAAAAGTTCAGATCATCAAGGATATCGTATGCGCTAGGCTTTACTCTTCCGGCGATGAGATGAACGAGGACGAGAAATATGAGTCCTACAAGCTAATGACAAGGATCAACGCCGCCGATGGCGATATGGACATCAGCGACAAGGAATCCCTATTGATAAAGAAATGCTGCAACAAGACATTGACCGCCGGCGCTTTCGGGCAGATCTTCGACCTTTTAAACGTGTAAGACCATGGGGATAACGAGCGACACAAGGACAATAAACGGCTACTCAGACGTGGCCGGTATCAAGATACAGTATTCCGCCTCGGTCAAGACCGATGAGCGGATAGACCGGATAACAGGCTCTTTTATCAAGGACGGGGTACGTGTGGGATCTCTGGCCTACGAGCGTAACGGGCAAATTTATAACATTATAGAAAGGGGAAATTAACATGGCACTATCAACATTATCATCTGTATTGAGAAGCAAATACAAAAACACGGTAGGAGATTATGATATCTCCTATGAGACAACACGGAATGCGGGCGAAAAGGTAACAGAGGTATTGGCCTCGGTCAAAAAAGGAGAGCTTAGGTTCGGTTATGTAAACATTGTGGACAAAGGCAGGAAATCGATAGTCTTGGAAGATGGAGTCTCGGACGAAGACTGCAAGGCTATATTGTCAACCGTGATAGACGATGCGGCAAATATTTTCCTTAAACAAGAATAACATACGATAATATGGCTGTAGGGGATCTTACATTGTCTTCCGGCTTTACTCTAACGCCCGAGGATTTACGTGCGATCGCCGCTGAGAGTAAAAAGATCTTAGCGGAGGAGTCCAAGGATTTAAGTCAGTTCAAGGAGATTGACTCTATATCCTCCGTGTCATCTTTGCCCGGTATTTCCGCTAAGGAGGAATTAGTGAGAGTCCCCATGGCTATACTTAAGGGACTTGACGGTAGGGAGATAGAACTAGCCTCTTCGTCTACGGATATCCAATGGAGGTATGTTGGAAATCCCGGATGGAATGTGTTGGTGGAATTATCCTTGCTAACCGGTCCGAAGGGAACTCCGGGAGATCCTCCGGTCGTCTCTATCGGTACGGTCTCCACCCTTCCTTTTAATAGCTCGGCAACGGCTGGCTTTGTCTTGAGAGGGGAGACCCCAGAAGGTGTACCTATTTATGCTTTGGATTTAGGTATCCCACAAGGCAAGCCCGGCCAAGACGGAAATGGGGCGGGGAACGTGTTTGTCCCTACGGATAATATCATAGCCGATAGATATTATATTTTTAAATCCTCCGTTGATAAAAGCGCAAACGGGGATTTTATCGAATTGGACAGCCTTGCCTTTGGTGTAGGTCAAAACTACTCGGGTTACAAGAACGCCGAGATATTCAATGACTATGAGAATAACAAGGCGGCAGGAAATTACGCCCACGCAGAGGGTATGAATACCAACGCTACCGGTCCTAGGGCGCATGCGGAGGGTTACAAAACGAATGTGTTCGCTAGCGAGGGTCACGCCGAGGGCAGGGGAACATGGTGCTTAGGAGCGCAATCGCATGTAGAGGGATTATATTCTTATTGTTTAGGGGATGGTTCGCATGTAGAAGGAGGATCAATAGGCACCCAGCCTTATTTTATTGAAAATACCGTAGGAGGTATAGAGGATCGGCCTATTTTTGATACAGAAGGGGAGGCTTTAAGGACTTTCATAGAAGATTATGGAACCTATAACTCTGAGAATATTGAGCACTCGTTAAGCTTTGACGCTGTATCTCTACTAGAGAGGTTTGCCCTAAACATGTCAATTGGTAGCCGAAGCCACCTCGAGGGATGTAACAATTTTATTTGTGATAACACAAGCCATGTAGAAGGATATAATAATATATGTGGTGATTTGTATTATTCGCATAGTGCACCAATTGTACATAAGGCAAATCATGTGGAAGGATACAATAATGTTCTGTTTTCGGGAAGAAAATATATAGATCAAAACTTCTGTGTTCACATCGAGGGGTATAACAATAAGGTTTATAGAGGATGTTCTTTCTCGCATATAGGAGGAAAAGATTGTGTTATGAGCGAAGGCTCTTCTTCTTCTTTTTGCCATGGAGATCATTTGCTTATAGAGTCAAGTTATGGGGTTTCTTTTGGTCGTTATAATGAGCCGATATTAAATGGGGAAAAAGTTTTATTTTCTTATGGGATAGGAAATGGTCCAAATAATCGAAAAAATGCTTTATCCATATTGGAGGATGGAACGGTCAGTATTCCTAGTATAGAAGATAAAATAAATAATTCTATCGATTCTAATTTTTTATATTTAAATGATAAATTAAATGATAACAACAAAGAACTTAGGGCTATCATGGATGAGCAATCTAATCAGATAAGAGACTTATTAGAATTGCTTCAATCTGGCATTGAAGGGGTAAAGGCCTTCATCGCTGGTAGCGTATTAGTGTTTACTAACAATATAAAGACGGAAGTGCTAAAAGATATTCTTTTTATTTCCGATTCTCAAGTTGTAGCGGAAAATGAAGTCTTGATAATAAAATAAAGATATGGGAACAATAAAAAAAATAAACGTAAATGGAATAGAGTATGATTTGGCTGGTTCCGGTGGAGCCATGATAAATGTTACTTATTCAGAATTAGTATCATTAATTGGTAGTAGTTCTCTTGTCCAAGGAAATAAATATAGGATAACGGATTATGTGACAGAATTTAAGTCTTGGAAGTCCGCCGGTCACCAATTCGATATTGTGGTCGAAGCTATCACGGAAGATAGGATATCGGATAAGGCATCTGCCATGTTACATGATGGAGATATTTATTTCAAAAACAGTCGGTTGTCCGCTTGGCAGATATGGTATGATATTAATAATGATACCAGTCTGTTTCATGAGGCTAAAGAAGGAGGCAAGGGTTCGATATATAGAATGATAGATGAGTTTGGAAATGATGTGTTTTATGATTTCAAGAATCTTTTAACACCAATGACATCAGAAGACAATCCAAACATATCAAGCGATACGCTAGATTTTTATACATTTTCGGTCAAGGATGGTTCCACCGTTAAGGATGCCTCGCTCGGCTTAGATAAAGTCAGTGTTTTTAATAATAAGATAACAATAACAAAAAGCCTTAACAAGGTTCCCTCCATATTTAAGAACTCTGTTATCTCAATAGATAAGCCCTTGATTGGAGGTCAGATTTACAATAATGTAATATCAGGAGGGCTTCGTGTATTGTGTAACAATATGGGAGATGTCAATTCGAACATAATATCTACGTATTGCAACGTGATAAAAAATAACCTCTCATCTTTTTATAAGAATACTATAACAATGACATCTACTAGTGTGAATATAAACGGGGTTATTATTGGATGCTCCTTGATTGGAAATTTTTCGAATGTAACGGTTGAGGGTAATATTAGTTACAGCTTTATCACGGCAGATGGCTCCTTAGTGAAAACGATCAATCCTTTTACCCTTGGATAATATGGAAACTATCCGCATAGGCAACGACATATCCGTCCAGTGGACGATATTGCACGATAATGTTCCCGAACCACTTGAGGGACGGGATTTGAAGGTGATCTTGTCAAACTCATTCGAGAGGATAGAGATAAAGGATTTCCTCCTTGTCGGTAACGTCATAAGATTCTCTTATCACGGGAAGGATCAGGTACATTGCGGGGTTTACACGTTGACGTTATTCGAGAATTATAAGAAAGATGGCATGATGGCCGTTGACGCTTGCGAGGCGTTCAAGCTCATACCGAGATCATGCGGGAAGACTGACGAACAGTCTTGCTCGAATCTGAAAGTGTCCACGGTGGATGTCAGCTCATCTTTTGATATATTGAATAACCCCAAGAACACCCTCGTGTCCGACTCAATCCATAGGATCGAGGCCATTACGCAAGAGGAGTATGACAAGATCGAGACCCCTAATCCAAACATCTTATATGTAATACTATGATTCTGAACGGGGCGATAGATATAAAGTTTAACGGAGCGGACGTAAAGAAAATCTATCTGGGACGAGATACGGTATGGACTAGGGAAGCGCATTTGATCGTTACCCCAACGGCTATATGGCTACAAAGGAGTAATGGTTTTGAAGCGGATGTGAATATAATATCAAACGTTTTATGGGACGTCGAATAGTAAATAATTAATAAAAAATTTTAGAAGTATGGCAAAACCTAGTTGGTTGACAGTAAGCCCGATGTCTGGATCGGGTAATGATACGCTGAGGAATACAGCGACGGTGTATAAGGGGAGAAAGACGAGATATGGGACCGTAACGGTTACCGGATCCGGTGTGGCGCAACCCAAGACTTATAAGGTGACGCAAGAGGCGGAACCCGAGTATATATCCATAGATAACGGGTCGTCGATGGCGGCAGATAAGACAGGAGGAAAAGTCACTGTCAATGGGAAATCCAATTCTGCCGCCTTGTCATTCGCGTGGGTGGGAGAAGCGAAGGAGGCGACGATCTCCCCCCAGTATACCGCAGGTGGTAAACCCACTAATAATACGGAGGCGATCGAAGGAGATCCGGGAGCGACAGGCGAGGTGGTATGGTCTGTGGATCTGACCTTGCCGGCCAATACCACGATAGAGCAGATAGACAGGACCCTGAAGGTATCCAACGGTAGCACCGTTCAGCAGCAGATCGTGATTGAGCAAACAGCCGGAGACGCTAACTTGTCGTTAAGCGAGACAGATATAACGATCCCTGCGGATGGAAGCGCTGTTACCGTTCTTGTTACCTCCAATACGCAATGGACGGTATCTTGACCCCTGCCCGGTATGGAGAAAGTGATACCATGGGGCGTAGGTGGAGGGAATCTCCACCTTGCCTATACAGGGCGAGATAATGGCGAGATCGTCATCACGAGTGACACGGAGAATTATACGGGGACGGAGCGGTACGAAGTATTGACCGTGGCGACCGGAAACGGAGCGGTCAAAGAGCGGCTTACGGTACGTCAGCCTAGTCGCAAGGCTTACGTTGACGGAAATATATTGGTGTTTACCCTTGCGGCGAATGTCTCGGTATCGGGAGGTAATTTGGTGATCGAGGATACGGGGATATCAGTAAGGGATGATGTAATATTTATTTGATAAAAAAAAGGATCGGAAGAATGGATAGATACATCCCCTACCTGCTAGAAGCGGGCAACTGGTTAAAGACAATGGCGATAGCCGCCGTGGTGACAATGCTAGACTTCATGTCTCCAATCGAGAACTTCTTGGTCGTGATCCTATCATTGGCCTTCATAGATACGTTTTGGGGGCTGGCGGCGGATCACGGTGATTTCCGGAAGAGCAAGTTTATCCGTAGCTGGGTGTATATGCTGGTTTATTTCTTGATCATAATCATCTCGTTTTGGATCGGTGTGATGATGGATATATCCAAGGATAACTCGAAGGGGTTCGTGTCGTGGATCACGTGGGCTATGATATGGTTTTACGGTACGAACATATTGAAGAACATAAGTAATGTCTACCCGGACAACAAGGTGATCGCCTTCTTGTATTGGGTTGCCGCCGTGAAATTTATCAGCAAGGTCAATTTCTTGGATGAGTATAACAAGACAAAGAATAAAAAAGGCTCCCCAGATCCA